TCGTCTCGACCGTAGCCGCAGCGGTGCGAACGCCAGCCGCCGTGAGTGAGCTTGCGTATCCGATGCCGATAATCGTGGCCAGCGTCGTCAGGACCGGGATAATCCGATCCAGATTGGTCGCCAGCGAAACGATGGCCTGCGCCATCTTCTGCGACGCCGACAACCCTTGATCAGCCTGACCGACATAGCGGCCTAGCTCATTATTCAGGATCTGCAGCGCCTGCCCGACCGTCACAGTCGTCGCGCCGAAACGGCTCTCAATGTCATCCGCCGCGCCGAGAATGGCATCCGCCACAATCCGCCCGGTAAGCTTGCCCTCGGCCCCAAGCTCCTTCAGCGCGCCAATGCTGACGCCCATCGAATCCGCAATGGCCGTCGCCACCAGCGGGGCGCTCTCGCGGATCGCGCGAAGCTCGTCGCCTTGCAGCACGCCGGAGGCCAGCGCCTGCGAAAGCTGGAGCGCCGCCGAAGCCGCTTCCTGCGTCGAAGCCCCGCCCGCTTGAAACGCCTTGTTGAGCAGTTCAGTCAGGCGCAGCACCTCAGCATCCGCCAAGCCAAGCTCCTGCGAGGCGATAGTCAGGCGGCGATAAAGCGCGATGGTGTTTTCGGTGCTTGTCCGCGTCTCGTTCGCCAGATTGACAAGCTCGCCCTGACGCAACGCCAGATCACCCGTCGCCACGCCAGCAGCCGCCAGCGCGTTGCGCCCCTCGGTCCAGGCATCGGCATAGGCCACGACCTGCGCCGTGCTGAACGCCCCGGCCAGAACCGTCGCCATACCCGCGACCTCGGTTCGCAGCGCGTCTCCGAGGGGCCGGACGATCCCCGCCGAACGCTGCTCAAAATCGCGCTTCATGCGGTCCAGAGACTTACGCATCTCGGCCTGCGAGCCATTCATGCTGCGGTTCAGCTTCTTGATCGAGTTCTCGAACTGAACCGCGTTGGCCTCGACCCTCACAAGCAGGCGGTCAATCTCAGTCGTCATTGGCCAACCTCAAAACCGCTTGCTCAAACTCGTCCCCAGTCGGGGCCGAAGGCTTGTCCTCGACGCCCTGCGACTTGCGCCAGCCGCGATATGCCTGCATCAGCCGCCAGATCGACGTGGCCGCGACCTCGTTTGGCGACAGGCCAATCGCCCCGCCAATCTGGTAAAACTGACCGAACCTCAGCTTTCGGCGGGGGAGGGGTTCGTCATCTCCCCCGCCGAAAGCTCCCCCTCGCGCGCGTCTTCATCAGGCGCACCCACAAGGGCAGCCCCAAGAACCGAAACCGCGAGAGGCTTCAACGCCATCAGGTCGCCCGGCCCGGCGTAGCGTTCCACAAGCACAAGCGCCTGTGTCGAGGACATGCCGCCGCCCTTGAGCCCCAGCCGCAGCGTCTCCCGAAGGTCAGCCACGCGCCAGTTACCGGCGAGCAGCCGGGCCATGATCTCCTCAGGCCCGGCGTCGCACTTCTCCTGAAGCTCCTCCAGTTCGCCGATGTTCAGGGCGAACTCGTGCTTTCCGTCACCGAAAACCCCGGTGAAACGCGCGCTGCGGCTCATCAGGTGTTGTTCGCGCGGCTCACGGGGCCGTTCGATACCAGAGTGATCGAAACGGTCGCTTTCTGCTTACGAGTGCCCTGAATGGCGAACTCGGTCAGATGGAAGGAGCCGGTCCAGGTCGAGCCGCCGGTCTTATCGACGCGGACTTTGACGTTCTTCGGGTCTTCCGAGATGAACCAGTCATAGAAGTCGTCTATCGAGGCCACGTCCAGCATACCGGAGCCGCTGATCTGCGCCGACAGGCCATCCTTTTCGGTCTGCTGCCACGCCGGGGCCGCCGGGTCCGAACAGTCGGGGATGATGTCGGTCGTCGTGGTCGAGGAGAACGTGATCCCCCGATCCGTGTTGATCAGGCAGGGATGCGCGAAAACCTCCGGCGTCGCGCCGTTGCCAATCTGGATCAGTAGCTTCTCGCCGCTGATCACGTCCACTTGGGCCATGTCATTGCTCCATAGCAAATGGCCCCGCAAAGGGGGCCTGTGTGATCCGCGCGAGGCGGTGTCTCTAGGTAAGGGGGGCCAGCTCGTAGCGAAGCTGGACGATGCCCCGGCTCGTCAGCCCATCAGCCTCGCGGCTCGTCCGGGCGCTCTGGACTTCAAAGGTCACAACCTCGAACCCGGTTACAGTCAGGGCCGCGTCCAGCAGGCGCGTCAGCCCGGCCACGATGCTTCGGCACTCAACCGTGCCGACCGCCCGCGACCATGCGTCCAGCTGCACGAACACCTCGACCCCGTCGTGGCACTCGTCATCGCTCGGCACGCTTTGCATCGGCCCGAACGAACAATAGGGGAACGTCGCCGTCACAACCCCGGCGCTGTTCGTCGGCACCTTGTCGTAAATGCGATCACCGATCACAGCCCCGAGCCCCACGTCCGCCTTAACGGCGGAGACGATGGCGGCCTGAAGCGGAAGCTGGGCGTCGATCATTCCCGCAGCCCCTTGGAAATCGCCCGCGCCAGACGCCGCTTGATGCGCGCCCGATTCACCCGGACCACCGGATAGAAGAACGGCTCGGCCGGAACCTGCGACCCGCCCGGGGCCATGTGGCCAAGCTCAACCCGCGCCGCGTAGGGGCGGCCCTTGTCGTCCCTGGCATCCGCCAGAACCACCGCCGACACGTCCCCGAGGCGGCCTTCCTCTTTCCGCACCGAATCCCGAAGCTCGCCGGGGTTCTTGTCCTGACTGACAGGGGCGATGGCCTTCATCTGCGCCACCAGCTCGTCAGCCGACTTGTTCACCATCTTGACCGCAGCGGCACGGGCTTTGGCAGGCATGGCGTCCAGACGACGGCGCAGGCGCTCCAGACCCTCAATCCCTCTAGCCACCCGCGACCCCGCTTTCCAAGGCCATCAGACGCCAGCCGTTCTGCCCGGTCATGTCCTCATTGAACCGCACGTTGAACGCCCGCCCCGTGCGAACATCCACCGCAAGATCGCCCGTCCCGACATTCCGGGTTCCGGCGTCCGACCGAACCCAGAAGTCAAACATCGCCTTGCCGGTCAGCCGGGACGCCTGCACATCCTCGCCGCCGCGCGTCGGCTTCAGTTCACCGAACCGCTCGACCCCCAGGTCAACCCAGCCGCCCTCCTCGTTGCCGAAGGCGTCAATCACCGTCGATCGGCGCTGAAACTTGATCCGCGCATTCAGTTTTCGCGTCTGCATCCGGGCCTCGCTTCGGGGCTTGCAACCGCACCGCCGCGCCAAGGGCCAGCGCCCGGTCGCCGCACTCGCGGGTCACGTTGAAGGTGCCGACCGGATAGGCCACCGTCACGCGGCGATCCGCCTCCGGGGCGAAGTCAAACGCCCGAACAAACCGGACCCACATCAAACGGTCTTCAGCACGTAGGGAGCGATCAGAGCGCCAACCGCCACAGGCAGGTCGCCCCCCTCGGGGTTGTCGTAGAGATGCCGGACCAGCAGGCAAATCGCAGCCCGCAGGGGATAGGGCACGTCATCCGCATCCCATCCGGCGTCAAAGGTCACAGACACCGCACCGACCTGCGCCCGCGCATCCGGCCACTGATAGTCATACGCCGGGGTCACAAACGATCCGAGCGCATCGCGCTTCAGGACGTAGTTCGCCGGGGCAATCGTTTGCGTCGCGCCGCTCACATCCAGATAAGTCACACCCACCACCGCCTCGGCAGGCATGGGAAGCCGCAGCGTCGGCGCGAAGCCGTCAAAATCCTGCCGCCACGTCTGGTCCACAAGAGCGCGCCCCAGCACGCCCGACCAGCCGTCCAGATGCTCCGTCGCCGCCTTGATCAGCAGCGTGATCCGCTCGTCGCGGTCGCTCGCCAGTTCATCCAAATGGACCTTAACCTCAGCCAGCGTCACCGGCCGTTCAGCCGGGGCGACCGTGCGGACGGGCGCGTGCATCACTTGGCCTTCGCCTCGGGCGCGCGCTTGCTCGCCGCCTTCTCCGGGGCGTGGCGAACCTCAGCCCCATGCACCGGCCAGCGCTTTGCCCACTGACCAGTCTCCGGGCTCTTGACCCGGACCTTGCGATCTTCAGCCATTCAAGCTCTCCGAAAAGACGGGGGCCGCCAGTCGAAACCAGCGACCCCAAGGCTCCGAGCGAGGATTACGAAGCCGCGATCTTCAGCAGCTTGATCGCCTGGCTGTTCTTCACACGGCCGCCAACGCGCTTGCGGACGTAGAACTTGACGTAACCGGGCGTGGTGATCTCGTCGCGGGTGATACGCATCCCCGCGAGGTCAACGATCAGATAGCCCTCGCGGAAATCACCGAAGGCCAGCGGGAAGGCGTTCGCGCCGACGTTCGGCATGTCCTCGGCCTCAACCACCTCATAGCCGAGGAAGGTCGAGGGCACGCCCGCCTGAAGCGACGGCTGCCACAGATACTGACCTTGACCATCCTTATACTTGCGCAGGCCGGCGAGGGTCAGCTTGTTGCACATCCACCGGGCGTTGCCGCGATAGGTGGCGCGCAGCGAATGCACAATGTCGATAAAGGTATCGACACTGGTGGGCATGGCCGACGCGCCTCCCGAGGCGATGAACTGGAGAACACCGAACGCGCGCGAGGCGTCCGCCGTGCTAACCGGAGTACCGTTCAGGAAGCCGGTCGGGCGCTTCGTGCCGTTGCCCGAAACGAAGGCCGCGCCCTCACCCTTGGCAATGGCCTCACCAGCCGACGCGATCAGCCACTCCTCGACATTGAAGAACATGTCATTGAGCGACTCCTCCGACGCCTTCGGATAGGCATAGGCCATGCCGAAGGTCGGGGCGACCTCTTGAAGCGTGGCGGTGTCCGTCTCCGGGCGAGCGTCGGTCTCACCGACCCAGCCGAAGGTCGAACCGCCAACGTCCACCAGTTCCTTGTAGTCCGGAGAGCCCGCCGTCACGACGCGCGCCACCGAACGAACCGGGGAGATGTCAACG